TCCTACGATTACGGTTCTCTTCGCCATCTGGTTTCCTGAAGTACGGGTGGGCCATCAAGATTTCACCGCAGAAGACGCAGGTCAACCACTCTGATGTCATTTCCTGATATTGGCCGCAGGTGTCGCAGTTTACATGACCCATAATCGCATCCTCCCAAGAGCAAGCGTATGTAGTTCATGTAGTATATTCTTTGTTATTGTCGCAAAGGTGTCCAGAGCCCCTGTACAAAGCTCTCATTTTTTTTTTGAGGAAGTCTATATACCGCAACAGTTTCCATGCTGCAGAAGGGTGTACCAAGCCCCTGTCGCAAGCCCCCTACTTCGACGCTGCTGCAGTCTTTGACTTCTTTTTCGCTTTCGGCTCTGGCTTCGATGGCCACTCTTCAAGTAGATCCGCAGCCATAATCATTAGCTTACGGTCGAGGCCGAATGGCAGAAACTTTTTGCGTAGGCGTAGCCGAGTAGCGAGTTCTGCTGCCGAGTCTCTTTTCTCTTCGCTCATATTTTTTTTTCGCTGGTGGGGGTTTTAGTCCGTGACGAGTTGCGCCCGAAGGGCGCTTTTGTCAAGTCCTTTGGGGGGTTAATTTGAAAGTGTTGCCTAGACTACACAAGTCCCCCGTCCCGATGCAGGTCACTTCAGAGCCGGTGATCCCGTAAGTGCTTGAGGCACAATGACTTACCGCGAGCCGGCCTTTGGGACGACCTTGTATAATTATGCAGTATTAGTGCATAAATATACATGCCGGTTTTGAGCATGGTCCTGCTCCGCCAGTGAACTGGTTTGGTACCACACAAACCCGAACAGTTCCGGTTGGTTGCTAGTTTGTAAACTGTTGCAACACAACGACTTACACCACTCGCCTGCGCGTTAGCCTCACTAGCCGGTGGGTAGGAGGCACCTTTGACACCCTACAACCTCATCCTTCCTGATATCCTCCATCAAACACAAATGTATATACTCTCACTTTCTGCATGGATTCCTAGCTGATGGCTCTAACCGTCAAGCCTAAACAGCCCTGAAACCCTAATTGTCGCCTAGCCAACAAGTCCGATTCTGGCCCTAAACTGACTTCAAAAATGGCCTAATTAAGCGATATTTATACCTGCCGAAGGACCACCCAAGAGGGAGAAAAGAATGGAAGTCCAAGACACAAACACCGCAGCAGCAGAAGGACTGAGGATCGACACTGGAGCCAGCACAGACTGGTTCGTACAGCCCACCAAGAATGAGCTTAGAGGCATCACCGTTAGTGATCTGGATCTCCGCTGGGAAGCGTTGAGAGATGATGCACTTACCACCGACCCCAACTATTTCAGCGTGGAGATCAACTAATGCCCAAAGCGATGACCGACCTAGAAAGACGAGCGATCAAGCAACTACGGAACGCCCAGCAGGACCTTGAAGCAGCGGCCTGCATCTGTGGTAACATTTACCGCCCGAACACTGCTGAAGCCAAGGCGTCAAAGATCCTCACGGTGCTTGCCAATAGCATGGAGTTCCACGGTTCCTCTAATCGCGGTCAGGTTGAAGCCGCAGTTGCAGACTACTTCGACTTCATACAGGAGAGCAACTGATGACGCTTCCTAAGCACATCAAACACTGGGACGATGAGCGTTCGTTGGGTCATGGGATTATCGTGACCCTCGTAACTGGCCTGTCTTTTGAGTGGTGCTCCCATGAGGGCGTTCGGAGTTTCGAGACCGTGGCCGAGGCTCGCTACGAATCTGCTCGGAAGCGTGTATACGAGTGTGACCCATCATGTGAAGAATGTGACTTTAATCGAGAAGAGAGAGGATAGTCTGATGGCATACGCAATCAAAAGTATTGGACATGGCGAGTCGTGCTCCAGCATCCCAGAGGCTTGGGACAAGCTGGACAATCTGATCTCGAAAAAAGGCTTCACGAGAGATGACTTCCCAATTCGTTTCGCTATCAGCGACACCTACGAAACGGATGCGATGGGATACTCGCAGCGTAAGATCTCCCACCGGAAGCACATTATCTTGGGCATCGCTGATTCAGAAGAGACGATGTATGACGCTTTCTGGGAGACCCAAGACAACACCGGCCTTGGTGATCTCAATGAGGTCGTGAGGCACGAGTGGGGCAGCACGAGATTTTCAAGCCAATCCGTATTTTAGGAGACCGACTGATGAGCCACCCAGGAAATGATGCAGTGATAGAACAGATCAGAGACGAGATTGCAGAGATGTCTCATAAAGAGAAGGTGATGACGCTCCTAGAGTATTTCTACGAGGCTGGGCTCACAATCGAGGTCACCGTTGGACATGAGATCGCCTTCAACCGGAAATACGCAGATGCTGGGGGATATCATATTGGTGGAGTGACCGTACCCTATGGAGACATGTCAGGCTTAGATGCCAAGGTAGCACAGGCTCTATTCGACAGACTACCAGATGGAGGTGACGAGTGACCAGCACAAAAGAAGTCACATGGCGTGAGCGTTGGGGAGTCTCGACTCCTGAGCAACTTGGGAAACAGGCCGAAGAATCTGAACTCTATTGGATGCGTGAGGTCAAGTTCTTTCAAGATCGAATGCTTGCACATGAGAAGACGCTAGAGGACAACGGAATCACCGTTGATAAACTACACCCTGCATCCCTCCGCTACACCGATTGGCTGGATGTGGAGGCGGAGGTGGAGAACTGGCGAGTACTCAGCAAGGGAGGTGACGAGTGACGAGCCAGAGTGAGCACGACAAGCGCCACAAGAAGGAATTGAAGGCGCTTAAAAAAGAGGTCAACGCTATGGACTTTCCAGAGCTTCTACTGCTCGTACAGAAGGTCACAGAGGATCGCTATCACTTCCTGTGTGGCTACTTCGGACGCCCCGATTCAGAGGGTGTGCTTCACGACCTGAAGAAGAACGTAAACCTGAGAGAGATCGCTACCATCGCCTTACGTCTTGAGAGGGGGATCTTCTAATGAAGTCGATTGGCATTCGCGGCAGTCTAGATACTTGCAGGTGCGGAACGCGAGCCAAGAAAGTGCCACGAGATGGGAAGCGCCGTTATCGGCATAAATGCCCCCACGGTAAATGGTGCGATCATAGCGGATTTCTTGCTGGTCACAGAGTAAGGTGTCGTGAGTGCAGAGTTGAATCATTAGAGAGACGGGAGGTCCAATGAGAATCGTATGCGATCACTGCGAGGGAGTTGGGCAGTATCCCTACAACGATGGCCACCTTGAAATCTGCGAGGATTGCTCAGGGACCGGCTCGATTGATGAGGAAACTGGTGAGGGTGTGGAGTCGTGGGCAACCGATGGCCACAGCCATGAGTGCATGTCTGGCGTCTGCTACTGCTAAGGAGGAACTGATGGCTTGCATGTCTCACGACTGTGGTGTCTGTGGACACATGTGGTTTGACAACTCTTCTGCTTGGTCCTGCGAAAAATGTGGGAGTGGCAGAGTAAGCAGTTTCTACGATGAAGAAGGCATGGAGTACATGGAGTGGGAAAGCGATTCAGATGAAGAGTCAGAGGAGGATTGATGAATCGGATGGAGAGGGCTGAGAGGAGACGCAAAGCCAAGTGGGACCGGAAGGCCAAGGTCCATGAGTGCGAGTGCTGTGGTTCGGGCTCCGATGCGTACTTGGAGCACCGGATGAAGCACCGAGTGGCTATGCGGCTGCATTCGGAAGAAGTTGCACGGAAGAAGGAACTCATCAAGGACATCACCGCTGATGAGCTAGAGAAGATCATAGCACACTGGAGCTATGGTAAGAGGACCTACACGGAGGAGGATTAGCCCATGCTTATGGGAAGAAAAAAGTACACGGTAGACGAGATGGAGCTACACGAGATTCCGACACCAGAGCCAACCCGAACGCATCACCCTGTACCTCATGGGGTCTTCGCCTCGGAGGTCGAGAAGGTGATCGAAGACTCGGGGTTCAGTATCACTCGCAAAGAGTACGCAATTTTTCGGGGCGGTATGCGGATGCTCGGGATCTTCTCCATATACCAATGCGCCGACTCGGCTCGGGACTATCGGATGACGGTGGGTCTGCGGAACAGTCACGACAAGTCTGTGGCTGCAGGTTTGGTGCTTGGTACGAACGTCATCGTGTGCTCCAACGGAATGTTCTTCGGGCAATCTTCATTCCGCACACTGCACACCCCAAAGATTTTGTCGAGGCTTCCGTACCTGATCAATAAGAGCTTCGGGAACATATTGCCGATGCAGAGGCGGATGGATCAGAGCATTGAGATCTACAAGAACCATCGGACCCAAGACACCGAGATCCATGACTTCCTGATCAAGAGTGTTGATCGGGGCGTGATCCCGAACAGCTTCATTCCGCATGTGCTCAAGGAGTATCGGGCACCGAGGCATGACGAGTTCGTAAAGCGTATGGAGCACAGTGATCGGGTAATCAGAACAGGCTGGACTCTGATGAACGCATACTCGGAGACACTCAAGCGCGTCAATCCACTCACGCTGCCTACACGCACCATCAAGCTCCATGAGATGCTGGATGAGTTGTGTCAGGTGCCCAGCCTCAACTGACCATGACATACTCGACAACGATCTGGCCAGCCACCGAGTTGGCCAAGCCTCGGGTAACGATGCGTGATATGATCGGGACATGGTGCGTCACGCTCCGATTCGGTCGGGATCAGATTACCTTGCACCTCACCCCAGCACAGATGGAGGACCTGTGCTCGGAGTGGCAACTTGAAGCTCGTAAAGCAGAGTCTACCGACTTCGGAAAGAGAGGAGCAAAATGAGTCTGACAGAAGAGAGGTTTATGAAGATCGTAGACACCTATGGCACACATAAGTTGGTCGAAGGGACTTTCCTGCAGAAAAGCCTCCAAGCTCACGACGTGGCCAGCCACGAGGATGCGATGCACAAACGTGAAGAGGTCCACAAGATTGCAGAGGAGCGCAGGGAGGCTATCAGGACTGCGTTCGATGACATCATCGACATAGCGGTAGCCAACGGTGGCTAGGAAAGATCGGCCTACACGCCAAGACCGGCTGGACCTAATCGAAGAGCTTTCGCAGAAGGTGCTGCGGCTCATTGACCAGAACCGGAGACTCATGGACTTGGTGGAGATCGCACTCGAAAGGCGATGTAAGAATTGTAGGTCTGAGGAGCAGTTAGATGCACTGGTAATAAAATTTCAAATGGGAGAAGGTTGGGATAATGACTAAACAGAAGTGGAGCCTCGGGGATTATGTAGAGGTGAAGGACAGACTGCGGGCGTTCTGGATGGACTTCCCGGACGGTCGGGTCATAACGGAAGTAGTCGAGACACACTGGGATGCAGACCCAGCGATCTGTCTCATCAAGGCGGAGATCTATACCGACTCCAGCGACCAGAGACCCAGAGCAGTCGGGTGGGCATACGAGAAGGAAGTCGGGCAGGTGAACCGCACCTCGTTCATAGAAAACGGGGAGACGAGTGCCATCGGGCGAGGTATAGCCAACATGGGTATCCAAGGCGGACACCACCGTCCTTCTCGGGAGGAGATGGAGAGTGTGAAGGCATCGGAGGAAGCCATAGCTGATGCCAAGATCAACTTGAACGGCTTCATCAAGATAGCAGAAGAGGCCGCTGCCAACGGCTCGGAGATCGAAGCTCGGATCATCAAGAGGGCGAGAGAAGTCAGTCGGGAGGCGTCCGACTTGAACACCATGAACAAAGCAATTAAGACGTTGGGCAAACTACTCGATCTAGAAGGAGTACCGTCGTGAAATCATTAAATCAGGTAACGCTACTCGGGAACCTCGGGCGCGATGTAGAGGTCAGGAACGCAGGCGCATCGAAGCTCGCAGTGTTCAGCCTAGCCACCACGCGCCGGAAGAAAGACGAGGACGGCAACTGGGGTGAGGTCACGGACTGGCACAACTGTGAGGGGCCGTGGGACAAGGGAGCAGAGATCCTCGGGGAGTACGCCAAGAAGGGACACCAACTTCTCGTGACCGGCAGCATCAGGACAGACGAGTGGGAGAAGGATGGCGTGAAGCAACGTCGGGCTGTCGTAGCCGTGCAGGATTTTGTGCTCCAACCTCGGGGCGCATCGACATCCACCCCCAACCTCACGGAGACCGACGATGACATGCCCTTCTAACCTAGAGTCGGATGTGTACGACTCGGTGACTCGTTCGATGGTCAACGTGAGGAACATGCTTCGGGGTGCTGAGTCGAGCCTACAGGAGATCCCTGCCTCCCTCATAGAGAACGGTGCAGCTAGGGGCATCGGGACCGTGATCCATCTCATCAATCGAGCCGACACGGGATGTGTCGAGGTTATGCGCTCACTCCATAATCAGTTCCCTTCGGGTGTCGGAAAGGGGGAAGAGCGATGAGCGATCCACTCGAAAGGATGATGAACAGAAAAGAAGACATGAAGCATGGTGCCCTGAAGGGACTCCATAAAGACTTCAAGAACTCTATCGAACAGGATGACGAGTTAGTGTGGCCGGAAATCTACAGCTTTCTATTGGCTGACATAGCTGTGACCCTAAGAGCAATTCGCAGGGATGCCAACAGAAGGGAGGCGGAGGATATGAGGAGGAAAGAGCGATGACTGATAGAGAAAAAGTAGAGATCCGCTTAGACAATGTTATGCCCGGACTCAAGATGCGTATTCCCAAGGATACTTGGGAGGAACAAAAATCTTATGGACAACTAATGCTCAAAGCCAAGGCAGAGGGCACACTTGATGATATGGAAATGCCATCGGTCGATTCAGAAGGTCGGTTGTACTACGATGGATCGGGTAGGACATGGGGTGAGTGGTATAAAACTCTTGGTGGCTGAGTATCAGATAGTTCTCCCGTGGGACGGTCTCGTTCCTGACAACCGTCGCTTCATGGGTGGTAGAGGACATATACTGACCAAGCGGTATCGGGCCGGTAAAGAACTCTGCCATACACTGGCGATGACACAGGTTCGGGACCGCCCGACGTACCCCGAGGGTCCGGTGTGGATGCGCTTGGATTTTCACATGCCGGATCTTAGGCGTCGGGACCCGAACAACCTCCTCAAAGGCATAGCCGATGCCCTAGAGGGGGTGGTCTACACGGATGACAAGCAGATCACAAAGCTGTCATGGGAGAATGTCGGGGTTGATCGGAAGCATCCTAGAGTCGAGATCAGCTATGGGAAACACGGAGATGACTAAAATCAATGGAGGGTTCGTACTGGTCGCTCGCAAGATGAAGGACTCGCCAGTGTGGGGGTGGTCGAGCGATATGCTGCGGTTGTGGGTGTGGATTCTATTGTCGGTAAATTGGCGGGACGATTATGAGCGTGACTTCGGGGGTGGGGTGGTGGTCAGGAAGGGTCAGATGATTAAATCCGTGCGAGCCATCGGGGAGCAGGCAGCAGGATTTGAGTCCAACAATAGGATAGTGACATGGAGCCCGGGCACTGTCGGACGCTGGCTGAAAAAATTTGAGAAAGAGGGCATGATTACCTGTGAGACCACTAGGCTTGGGACACTCATCACGGTCTGTAATGCCAGCTACCAAGCCTTTTCTAGTTATAAGACCTCGGAGCTTGCGACACCTGCGGTACAGTCGCGGGACACCCAGGCGACAATAACAAAGCATATTCCATTAGAAGATTACAACATACGAGCAACGTGGGATGTCTACATCGAAGAGCTAGGAAACCCCAAGGGCAAGACGCAGTACAAGCTGACCGATACACGCCGGAGGATTCTGAAGGCTCTGTGGTCGGAGCACTTGGCAGACTCGGACAATCCTCTGGACCTGTTTAGGGCAGTCTGTCGGAAAGTGAAGGCAAGCGAGTGGCATTCAAGGAGGAAGAGTTGGCTGTTACCAGAATCATTCCTCCGCAATCCAGAGAGACGAGAGAGGTGGGTTATGGAAGCACAGGAGGCCAAGCCGACATCGGAGCACAACGTGGGCAGAGATTGGAGGCGTGACGGATGAGAGACCTCATGTCGGAGGAGTTTCTGGACAAGTTCCCAGAACGTCAGACCAGAGAGATCGAAGCAGTACCCACACCACTCGGGATGCTCAACTCCGTATGCCTATCAGATGGAGGCGGTGTCGGGTGGGCATTGGGATGGACGATCATAGCAGCCGGAAATCCCGGCCACGGTAAATCGAACTTCGCACTCAACTGCTGTGCGAGTGCACTCAAGGCTGGCTGGCCTGTAGCGTATGTCACACTGGAGATGTCGAGCTATCAGTTAGCCACAAGAGCGTACAGCATCATCAGCGGTGTACCGATCTCTAAGATAGAGCGGGGGGGATTCGCTCAAGAGTCTTGGGATGGTGCTCGGACTAAGATCGCTGACCTGCCTGCGCTGTGGGTCCCGAACGAGGTGCTGTCCAAGTGGGGTGATGTCGTGGAATTTGTTAAGAAGTGCTATGAGGAGGAGGGATGCCGCTACATCATCGTGGACTATCTCCAGCTTATCCAGCACGGTACAGAGGAAGCGATCCAGAAAGCTATGCAGGAGATTATCACCGAGCTTCGGGCGTGGGCTGTGAACAAGAAGGCCATCGTGCTCGCACTCAGCCAGTACAATCGGGTTACATCGGCTGCATACGATACCTCCCCGAAACCTCAATCGCTCTGGGGGGGAATGATATTAGAGGCATCAGCGGATCAGGTCCTCTGCTTGGATCATTCTCGATTCGTTAGAGACAACCAGACGAGTAGGACGCATTTATTGCTCAACAAGAATCGTCACGGTCCAACTCGGGAGATCCCTATCGAGTGGAATTACCGTACCCTGACGATGCGTGAGGCACTGCCGGACGAGGAGGCGATGTGGCCCTAGTCATAGAGGACACCGTGAGGCTGCTGATGGAGTTCGATCTGATGCCGATAGAGCAGTGTGTATCGGAGGATGATGCAGCAGACATTAGGGAGAGTATCCAGAACCTCATCATTAGATTGGAGAATAGAGGACTACCACCTAATGATCCGCTAAGATATCACGAGACAGGGAGACGCCTCGGGGATCGGGAACTGTCGATCAAGCTGGAGCAGGTCATCCAAGGGTGGCCGTCGTGGAGGAAGTATAAGCCCAAAAGGAAAGGCAGATATGGCAGGTAAGAAGATCACTAGACGAGCCCACAAGGCCCTAGACGGTGTAGAAGAAGAGTCGGTCATAGAGTTGTACATCAAGGAGCGCACCGTGGCTAAGATGCTCTGGCGTGTAAAACAGAAGACGGGGGTGGATATATCTCCTGGTCTATTCTATCAGTGGCTGCACCACACAGATGAGAGATGGAATAACTGGCAGGCTGCCAAGAGGCTCCTAGCAGACCTACTAGTCGATGAGGCGTACAACATCGCACACAACCATGAGACAGATGAGGTCCAGTCTGCTAGACTCAAGACTCAGGTGAACCAGTGGATCGCTGAGAGGTATAACAAACCGGCATACGGTCGTAACGAAGCGGGTGCGTCTATCACAATGACATTTAGCGAAGAGTTTATGGACGCGCTCAAGGTCAGTGGCGAACGTAGAAGAACAGCACCAGAAGAGGTGCTTGACCCGGACTATGAGATTCTGGATGAGCAGGGATGACAGGCTGGCACTCGCCTTAGCAAGAGCGGTTGAATCATACAAGGTATCCAAGGCACGGAACCGACACACTCGGGAGGGTACCCTAAAGCGTATGAATCTCACTAAGTTGTATCCGGGCTACTACCGTAAGCTCAAGAACGGCAACCATGAGTTCATCGGGATGACAGCCGACGATCATATAGAGGAGTTCCTTGCGTCGGAGGGCTACGAGCGTGGTAGTTCCATGTGGTATCAATTGGCAGAGGTAGTAATGGAGATGGCAGACTTGGGTTGACCCTCGGGGGGCCATCCCTATTTTCAAGCAACGCCCCCATATCAGGTGAATCACTTTGGCGTACAGTGAAATAGATCAAGTCGAGACCGAGGCGGGCGTCGGTATGTCTGAGGAGGACCTTCAGTCTAAGGTCCGGCAATACATACAAGACGCGATACAATTTATAGATGACGAGATAAGTCCGATCCGTGCCAAGGCTACCCGACAATACCTCGGGGAACCATACGGCAACGAGGTCGAGGGCAGGTCGCAGGTCGTGTCTCGGGACATCCGGGATTCTGTCGCTGCATGTCTGCCTAGCCTTATGCGTGTCTTCTTCGGCTCAGAGAAGGTGTGCGAGTTCGTACCCCGCTCGGCTGAAGATGTCGAGGCTGCAGAGCAGGCCACGGACTATGTGAACTATGTGATCCGAGAAGACCAGCCGAATGTGGTGGGTCTATTCTATTCGGTGTTCAAGGACGCATTGATGAATCGGGGTGGTATCGTTAAGTGGTGGTACGACGATTCAATTGATGTGCAGAGTCACACCTTCGATGGACTAGATGAAGGGCAACTCGCGCTTCTGCTGCAAGAGGAGGGGGTAGAGGCTGTCAGTGTTGAGCCCCAACCGGCTCCGGGTGTCACCCAAGAACAAGCTGCACAGATGGAAGCACAGGGGATGCCAGCACCACAGATATACAACGTCGAGCTTCGACGCGAGAGAAAAAGAAACAAGGTCAAGATCGAAACGATGCCTCCAGAGGAGTTCTTTGTGGACGCATCAGCTACCAGTATGGACAACGCTCGGGTGGTCGGGCACAGGACGCTGGCCACAGTCAGTTCCCTTGTCGCGCTCGGGTACGATAAAGATGAACTAGACGAGCACCTTACGGACCAGACTGTCTTCAATGACAGCGATGAGTATTGGGCTCGCCACGAGGATACCAGCGCCGAGGCGTATGACGTTACACAGAAGCGTGTGCTTTATATCGAGGCGTGGTGCAAGGTCGATTATGATGGCGACGGCATAGCCGAGCTTCGACGTATCTGTACTATAGGCGATGCGATGGAGGTCGTGAACAACGAACCAGCTTCCGACATTCCGTTCGCTGTGTTCCAGACAGACCCTGAGCCCCATGTGTTCTTCGGGGGCGATACGGCATCACTGACCGAGGACCTACAGAAAATCAAATCTATGGTACTTCGGGGTATGTTGGACTCTCTCTCATTCGCACTATATCCTAGGACTGGAGTGGTCGAGGGGATGGTGGATCTAGACGATGTGCTTAACCCAGAAGTAGGTTCGATCATTAGGATGCGACAGCCCGGAATGGTTCAACAATTAGACGTACCTTTCTTGGGGCGTGACGCCTTTCCTATGGTCGAATATCTGGACAGCATGAAAGAAGATCGCACGGGCATGACCGCTGCCTCACAGGGTTTGGACCCTGATGTACTACAGTCAACTACTCGTGCTGCAGTGAACGCTACTGTGCGTGGCGCTGAACAGAACCTAGAACTCAAGGCTCGACTGCTGGCAGAGACCGGCTTCAAGCCCATGTTCAAGGGACTGCTGCGCCTTGTCGTTCAGCATCAGGACAGGGAACGCATGGTACGCCTACGCAACAACTGGGTGCCTGTGGACCCACGGCTGTGGGACTCGTCTATGGATGTGAGCATCAATGCAGGACTCGGCAGCGGGCAGACAGATGAGAAGCTGGCGGTGCTGCAGGATATCGTTGCCCGTCAGACAGAGGCTGTACAGCAACTCGGGATGGATAACCCGCTCTGTGGACTACCAGAGATCAGGAACACACTCGGCAAGATGTTGGAGCTATCGGGGTTCGTTGACACTGAACAGTTCTTCAAGCCTCTACCACCAGGGTGGCAACCACCACCGCCTGAAGACGAGGGTCCGACTCCAGAAGAGCAACTGCTACAGCTACAGCAGATGGATATTCAGGTGAAAGCTGATATCGCCAAGGCGAAGCTGGAGGCCGAGGTGATGAAACAGCGGGCACTCGACAGTCGGGAGCGCATGAGGATCGAAGGTGATCTGGCACTGCGTGAGTTCGATCTGGAAGAGAAGTACCAGAACAAGGTTGACATCGAAGTGCTCAAGGCAGCACTCGCAGAGGAACGCGAACGGGAAGAAGCTGGTTGATCCTGCAGATCCTGTCGGACGAGCGCGGTAAACTCTCAGCGGCTCGGGTACTGCTCGCTGGGTGTCTGCTATTCACGGGGTTCCTGATCCTGTTCGATACCGTGCTGTGGGGTGATGTGAGTAATGCTGTCTATGCACTACTCGGGACAGTGTTCACGGGTTTACTGGCTTGGAGTGCGGGACCTCGTATCGCTCAGTACCTGCTGCCACAGATAGGGGCGGTAGCGCAAGGCATCGGTGCCTCGATAGTTAAGCAACCAAGACAGCCTGATCTTTTAGACAACAGCCCGGAATACCATGAGCGCCACGAGGGCTGACTGGGTAGAAGCATGTAACTCGGAGCTTCTAGCCCAAGGAGTACATAACTTTAGTGCGCTGGAGGTTGCAGATGTAGGGCGCAGAGCAGGAGACTGCGAGCTTCAGGCACCAACACTCGACCTCCTTGAAAATGCGATCATACTGATAGACGTTTTACAGTACATACGGGACGAGGGCGTGAGATCGCCAGTCCTCATCAACTCGTGGTACAGAGACGCAGAGTACAACAAAGAGATCGGTGGCGTCCCGTGGAGTATGCACCTCACATGTGGAGCCGCTGACATAGTGAAAGTCGGATACACACCATCACAGGTTGCTGACATGCTTGAGGCTCACCCGCTCGCTGATAAGCTGGGCATCGGGAGATACAACACGTTCACACATGTGGACATCCGAGGATGGCTCGGGAGAGAGGCACCAGCGCGGTGGTAAAGTTTGAGCCGAGTCCGTGGCTGCTCGTGATCGCGGTAGGTTTATTTGTCGTGATGCTGCAGCAGAACTCCGAGCGGGCATACTGGCGTGGGATAGCCGACGATACAGCCGAGAGAGTCGAGGTGCAGCAGACCGTTATCGACTCGGTACAGACCCGCGCAGACTCACTAGAAGTGTACCTAGCAGAAGCAGACTCTGTAGCAGATGCTCAGAGGCTCGCTAACGAGCGCGAGGTTGCTAGACTCAACAGAGAGCGAACAGAAGACCGAGAACGCACAGAAGCGATTTCTGAGCGTCTCAGGGCATCCTTAGACTCGATGCAAACAGTTGAACTCGACAGTATTGTATTAGGTTATGAAAACCAGATTGTCTCGCTTTATTCTATTATAGAGGCAGAACGTAAGAATACGATGTCTGAGGCACTCCGTGCCGATGCTGCGAGTGAACTCGTGCTCGGGCTCCGAGAACACATCGGTGAGCTTGAGATCAAGAGCTTCATGCTAGGGGCGCAAGTCAATGCACTGCGCGAGTCGATGAAGCCCAGCCTCGGCCTGAGACTCAAGGCAGACTGGTGGTTGGCCGTAGCCGGATTAGCAGGAGGATATCTACTGTGGGGCACCAACGAGTAATGACCCATGTCATAGCAATATGCGGAGACCTGCACTGCGGGTCTACGGTAGGGTTGTGTCCCCCCGAAGGCATGGAGCTAGATGATGGTGGGCTGTATGAACCATCCCCAGCACAGCGTTGGCTCTGGGATTGCTGGGAGCAGTCATGGGCCATCGCCAAGTCATACGCTCGGGGCAAGCATCTCAGTCTGATACTGAACGGTGATCTAATTGATGGCGACCATCACCGTACTGCACAGATTGCCAGCCCGCTGACAGGGATACACCTAGGGTGCGCTATGGAATCTCTGAGAGTGCCGCTCGCTCTCAAACCGAAGGCGATACATGTGCTGCGTGGCACACCATCACACTCGGGTAGATCAGGCTCCTCGGAAGAGGCTGTAGCTCACGCGCTCAGGGATATGTCGTGGCCGATCATCAAGGACCCCGAGACAGATAAGTTCTCATCATATCGCAGACGGCTGGACATCGGTGATGTGCGCCTAGACCTGAGCCACCACGGCAGGATGGGACAGCGAGCACACACTCGTGGTTCCTACTCTCGGCTCTATGGTTTCGATATATGGGCAGAACAAATGCTGGAGACGTACACTGCTATGCGACACTCCGATGATCCCCTCAAGATTTTTAACGAAAGGCGTCCTCCCGACATCGCAGTGCGTTCCCATAACCACAAGTACATGGACACAGGATTCGACCACCGAGGGATCACACGAGTAATCAGCGCACCAGCGTTTCAGCTTGCGACAGAATGGATACATAGGATCGCCGCAGAATCCCTAGCAGACATCGGTATAATTCTCCTAGGCGTCAACAAGCATGAGATCGAAGTGAAGCCTGTGCTGTTCACGCCAGACAGACCAAAGCCGTTAACACTATGATGATGACACAAGAGGAGATTTTCGAGGAACTCCAGAAAGCACTCGACTCCGCAGACAGTCCGGATGACGCTTTCACAACTGGTGAATTGTCAGAGGTCCTTGGTATTGGTGAGGCCGCAGTAAGACGCAGGCTGAGAAAGCTGACCGCTAGTGGAAGGATACAACCTATACGCATCCAAAGGATGAGCCTTACAGGCACTATGCGTAAGGTGTGGGGCTACCGCTTTATCTCGGAACAGGAACCAGAAGATGGCTAGCTTATCTGATAAAATCGTCGAGATGGGGTTGGACAACGTTTGTATTATGGACGGCTTCGACGAATGTGCTGTAGGGGTACTAGAGCGCTTCGGCATGGAGCCGATTGTGATTTACGATAAAGCCAAGGTGATCGACAAAATCATGGAAATATCGCCAGGCTGTGACTGGATCAGCGCAAACGAGCATTATGAATTCAACCAACTGGGCGGCTGGCACGGCGAGACTACGCCAGGCTTCATAATTAAGCTACCGAGTAGGGGCACCGATTAGAGTGTGGTTATTTAAGTTGGGCTGTAGTAGCCAGACCACCAGCCGAACCCCCTACACTATTCCAGCTAGATCCCTTCTTAACTTCCCTGTTCGCCGTTGTGAGAGGCCGCTACCCACACCGGCATCCGAAGAGAACGTCAAACATAATGCGTCGGCACAATCTGGACTCGCAAGTCCACGCTTCTTCAGTTCACTCTTGGACTCGATCTTGACCTTACCGGATGAGGTGTAGTTAAACCTCACTGTCGTGAGTTCGTTGCGTAATCTCTCGTCTCGGGGTAGACGCACATCGCGTCCTTCCAGCCAGTTCCTGACCTTGTACCATAGCTCTGCCCGCAGGTTCAGATACTGCTGCCCGAGTGCTGGACTCTCACTCACATTGATACCGAACGCTGGCAGCCCCAGTTCCCGGAGCCTGTCCACGGCACCGGCACCTATGCCTATAGAGTCAACACAGATCTCTGTAGGCTTCTCGTCTGCTGCCTCAAACTCTGCCATCACTGCACCACACAACTGCATGATATCCAAGTTGCGCCACATACGCAGCGAATCCGTGATCGCGTTGCCTTTACGCTTACAAAGCACAGACGAATCTGACCCGAAACGGGCAACATCCAGACCCCATATTATCGGCCCGAATTTTGTAGCTTCCACATCGCGGTTGATCGCACTCTCCACCAACTCTGCACTGATGACTGTATCATCATCACCGCGAGGAAAATCACCGAGTACCCGGATACGGAACGTGTTGGACTCTTCGCCGTAGCGCATCCTGCACTCTTCAATATACTCCTCACTGACGCGTCCCGAGTCGATGCACGAGACATGGAAGTTTGTCCACCTCTCTGACAGCTTGCCGAACGTATCATAGAAGTAGCCGGTGTTCCGGACGGGGTTCCCGCACAGCACCATGACTGCATGTTCGCTGGACATGGAACCCGCAGCAGCCTCGTAGACCTGCTCGGGTACACCACTCGCTTCATCTACGATCAGCAGCACATTGCCAGCGTGAATCCCCTGCAGCGCATCTGGTGTTTCTGCGCGTGAGGTTCTGGCGGTTATGATCTGGCGCTCGGGTGCGGCCTCCAGTTCGATCCTGTCCTGTTTCACGTTGAACATTTCCTGAAACTCTTTCGGGCTCTCCTTGAGCCACGCCTTCATCTCAGGTAGGAACGCATCGTGAAGCTGTGCCGAGGTAGGAGCGGAGACCACGCACTTGGCGTCCCAGTGTACTGTGATCCACCATAGCGCCATCCACGACAGGCAGGCTGTCTTACCTACACCGTGCCCTGACCTGATGCTGACCCCTCTGTCGCCACGGGCCACGGCTTCCATGACCTTCTGCTGCCACGGGTCTGGCGTGACGCCGAGGATCTTCTCCACAAACAGAGTGGGATCATCCAGCCATGCGTCTTGTGCCGCGCCTATATCCATTCAGTCAGTTGCTCTCTCTTTCATTCGCCATTGCGCCTGCACCCAACAGGCCCATCATTCCATAGAGTGGTTCTCTGCGTATTAGTGCCCGCATCACTTCTGCAGGAGAACGCCCAGTTATCCTAGAGGTGCGTTCAATTGCTTCGTTGACATGTGAGATCATCGGCTTGCCTTCGGTGCCCTTCAAGCCGCCCCATGTTATCCCTTGGAACTCCCGAGGAGACATGTCAAGTGCCCGAGCAACCTCTGCCACAACGTCTTCTATAATGCCATACGCTGGCTTTTCTGGGGCGTTCTTTCTTGTGGGCCACTTGCCACCAAATAACTCTGCCGTCAATTCTCTTTTTAGTTCAGGTAGCTTAGTCTCTTTCATCGGCCTTAGAAGCTCATCAATCTGTTCTAATCTTTGTCGGGGAGGGATGTCCTGCAGGTGATCCCAGAGCATTTGTACCATCGGATCAAATGCCTTCATCATCTGCTCGTCAATTGTAGCACGGCTTAGATCACCGAGGAAGTTCGCCCTGAAGTTGAACCGCTTTGGTGCCTGAGATGCAAGCAGGCCACCAGTTTCTCTCATGGGTCCATGAGGAAGTGCGCGACGGTGCTGTTCTATATTTCCACCGATATACCTGCCTCCTATCGGATACGGCATATCATATGTCGCTGGAGTCTGCATCCCCCTCTCTCTCAAGAAGTTGCCGTAGGCCGCAGATAAGAGGTTCGCTGTCGGATCTGCGCCACCCGTAGTCGCAGCCATCGCGGTTGCGAAGTCTTCATCGAATCGCCTGCGTCCTTCTACCGCTCCCAACTCTTTAATGTATTCCGCCTCAAGTTGTCCCATGCCATACCACATTGAACCTAGTGGATCGTTTTCAGCTTGCTCGAATCCAGCCTTGAGTATCTCGCGGGGGGCAGACGGTTCATAATACATTTTCATATACTTCTCTAGCGTATCCTTTCTTTGAGGTCGCGGGACATCACCCTCTATAGTGTACTTGCTCGGATCGACATCAAAGCGTTCTTCCACATCAAAGAACGGCTCCCAGTTTTCGGCTTCCATGTCTGCCATTATCTGCGCCCGCCGATATGCTAACTGATCTGCTTCTGGGGTTAACACCTTGGACAGAAAGGTACTTTTCTTCTTCGGATCTACCTTCCACTTAGGTGGACCCGTCGCCTCATACTCGATGCCTAGGTTGGTGTCTCGGGTAGGATAGACCGGCTCGATGCGCTCTGCTATCACAGTGTGAGCACCTGTACCTGGGACCTCCTTCACAACACGCAGCCCAGCATCCTCAAGCTCTTGCCTGAACTGCTTCATACTCATAGCAACCTGAGTATCAGATGATTTCTTGATATCTTTTCTTGTGGAGATCATCAATTGGCCGTCATCAGATAATGCGCCCGCCAACTGCCTGCCATACATATTGCGGTCAGCTTCCTTGGTTATGACGTTCCAAGCGTAGGAGGAGATGATTTTGTCATAAGTGGGAGCGTATGCCTCTTTGGTGTTATCGGTCACCCTGACATACGGTCGCTTAACCAACTCCGCCTGCATCTTCTCCACGTTCGGAGTATATGGATCGTGGTTTATAACTATCCCTTTCTTTCCTACCGCATCTGCTATAGCGTCGGCACCCGGCATATCAATACCAGACGCAGAGTGAAGCACGACATCACCTTCCTTAATAAATCCTCTAGCGATGGCCTTCATTGTGGGTACGCTACCTTTTCCTACTGGTCGCTTAATCGCAGTTTTTCCAGCAGCCGCAGGTATCACACCTGCTGCCATACCATACTTCGCAGCGCCACCACCCATCAGGCCATAGGAGAGCAAGTCTCTCCAGCCGAACTCCTCTGGGTCATCGTCTTCGATTGTAGCACCTAGGAGACCTGCACCTCCGCTGTACATCTTGGTGGATACGGGTCTGTGAGGCTGCTCACCACGCATACGGCTTCCCAGATCTTCTGAGATCTCAACCACCGTATTGGGATCAGGATCAGCACCTATGTCGGGGCCGTGTTTACCACGCAATAGACCTTGTGGCGGATCAGCCATGTCGGGTGGCAGATAGTTCTCTGCCTTGTCTATGTCCATTCTCTTGACGGTCGCCCCGACATCCTTGGACACCTGCTTAATTACTGTCTGAAGAACGGTGTCGTACATGCCTCCGGGGTTGGCCCCCTCCGAGTAGACTCGGTTGATCTGGGCGCCTGTAGGGAACACCACTTCGCGGATACCATTCTGTGCTGCACGTTTCAGAATCTCGCTCACCGCAACACGCAGCCACTGCTCAGTTTGGCGGAACGGAAGCTGGTCTGCTCGAACCCCAAATATGTTGACCGCTTCAGCGTCCTCCACTGCCCGACGAACTTCTTGAGGCGTATTTTTCCATACATGAGTATGTAGCTTTCTCTTTGTTGCGGCTCGCATCTGCGGATCGGTCCCAAGCCCTGCCTCCTCCAACCACTTGCGAGCAGTGTCCCTCTCTACCTTCTTCAGATCACCCGGCCCCCACTGCGCCTCGGATGCGAATCGGCGCTGTCCCTCCTGCTTGAGCCTAGCATAATAGTTAGTGCGTATAGCCCCATCCCTAAGTTTTTGGTATGCATCACCCTGTATCTCATCAACGACTATGCTACTGGGATGGAGTCCATCGGGTCGCCGTTTGCCAACGCCCTGCGGAGTTCTCCTGAACCTGACATGGGCAATGGCACCGGGATTCTTAAAATGAGACCCAGTGTAATTCTTGATACCCGGAAGATCTGACGTAATCTCGAAAGCGTAAGGTGTAAACGGCTCCCCACCCTCATCCAGCCACCCCTTGCGTTGGTTACCTACGGAGATGGAGTATGTATCGCTCGACTCTCTTAGGTTCCTACGCACCCTATCCAGATCTTCTTGACGCAAATGTTCTGCCTCTAGCCGCACCGCCTCTTCAAGATCATCTGGACTGAAAGATCCATCAGGTCCTTCAGTCCCTAGACCATACTTTTCAGCCAGTTGTCTAGGATGCCTAGGGTTATGCCACTCTAGGCCCTTGGCCTCCCGCAGTTCATCCATATATCGTTCTAGGGGTTTCACATGTGACAGATGAACACCAATCGCTCCACCTAGCATAGAAGCATCAGCCTCCACAACCTTCAGGCCACCATACATATCCCTAATCCCAGCCTCTACATTCTCTCGCGGTATATGTAGAAGCCCAGTCGATTCCATTTGATTAAGTACCAAGTCCACCTCGTCGCGCTTCAGACCTTTTTGGCGCGTTAGATAATCTTCCCAGCCTTCTATTGTCGCAGACTTTGGACCCCCTTGTACGGCTCGCATCACGGGTGAGGTGTAATTGCCTGCTAGGGAGCTAGGTTCTGGGGGCACAGGGCTATGTAGAAGGGACGCTATAGACTTAGGATCGGTTGAATACTGAGTTGGATGCGGCTCCAATGCACTCTGCATCTGCCGAGGCTCTACACCCCACTGGGATGGCGTCTGCCTGATAACCGCATCCTTCACGACCTTGGGTATATCACCCGGACCCAGTAACGCTGGCGTTGGGGGTGGGGTCAACAAAGGTCTAGGCTCTGTGCCGGTCAACAAGCGTCTGGCCTCTGGCCCACTCAATGGCTGATGAGGCGAGACTCCTTTTATAATGGTGCCTGGTTCCCTCGGTAAAACATCAGAAGACGTAAGTAGGGATGAAGGTGCCGATGGCGTGGGACCTTGGCCTCGTCGATAGGCAGCACCGATTCCACGCAGGGCAGCGTCTGCTGCACCACCAAACAATACATCCGCTAGTCCCGTCCTGACCTTGCTTTCGCCAAGCCATTCGGAAAGTCCTTCTGCGCCCATCATACCCAGCAACCCACCCACACCCGGATCACCACTGGCTGCGTAGGCAATGTCTGCAGGCGAGTAAAGTGCCATATCACTTAACACTGTCCCTACTCGCGTTTGTGGCTTTAGTACCGGCCTTGCTACCCGCGCCAAAGACTTGGCAACCTTGTCACCCAGCCCTCGACTGGCGTAGGCACCAACCCCACGCTTCACTGCTCCAGTTAGCAGACCACGAGCAGCGCCACCACCACCCATATACTCCAGTCCTGTAGTACCGAACTCCCCAATACCTTGAGCCGTCCTAGCTGTCTTAGTCTCAGGAACCGACTCCTGTATCTCCCTGCTTCTATATGTCGCCTGACGCCCTAACTGACGAATCTTCTCAGAATCCAGAAGCTCAGGTGAGCCTATCATCCTTAACGCATTTCCTGCGTACTTATGTGCCCTGCTTACGGGTGCTGATGTAATGCCATACATAACATCGTCTAGACGCCCTCTGCTTTCCCTAGCGGGGATTGGGTCCTTCGTTGGGATGAAAGGATCGTCTATCGCTCTCCGTTCTTGCTGCCAATGCCTCGGCAACGCATCCGCTGGCCTGAGCCCGCTTACGTTGCTGTAGTTCATCCAGTCCCCGAGAGTGGAGTCCTGTCTCTGTGACTGTGCCTCTAGCGCATCTTGTAAAAGAGAGGGCTGGGCAGGTGGTGGTGTATCAAAGCGGATATTGGCAGTGACCTGCATCTCTCTCTCAAGTCGCTGGCGCTCTCTCTCCCGCTGCTGCCGCTCCCACTCCTCCTCATCTACAAACCCACGATAAGGGGACAGCAGTGATGGGACCCTAGTAGGACCCCAATTCCCACCTAGACGCCAAGGATCAGGAGGCCCGTATCCGTTAGCCATTGGATGCTACAGACCTGAGCTACGGAGGCCGTACCGTTTGGCAAGATAGGGGATGTTTTGAGCGGCCCACTTACCTGCACCCATAACAGGCCCTCTCACGGCAGCACCACCAAGACCGTAGCCGAGCGTCTTCGCCGTTTGGTTGAAAGCTCCTTGGGCACGGCTTGATGGCTGTTCATCGTAGAATGGATTTGGCTGATCGAAAGCACCTGCGCCTGCACCTATAGTAAAGCCAGTTTTCGCACCCGGACTCCACAACCACGGTTGTGCAGATCGTCCCATGAAGCCCGTAGATTCCATTGCCCGTCTAGTGCCTATCGGTCCTCGTCCCATCTGAGCGAGGTTCTTGAATGTGCTGAGTGGCATCCTAGCCGCACCACCAAGTATGTTGGCTGTGTTTCCGCCCCTAGCTAAATTGATTCCACCCCGGACTACGTTGGCAGCGCCCTTGAGCACACCGCTGGGAAGCGCCATCTGTGGTACGCTTGCCAATGTTTTAGCTGCAAACGCAGACTCGGGATCTAGATATTCATGTGTTGCCTGCCGTGCTAGATTCTCCCGCCTTCCTTCTGAGAACCCCTTGTCATCGAACGGATTCACGGCAGCAACTACACCTGCAGCCTCATCACCGAATGGTATAAAGCCCTGTCCCATAGAACTTATAAAGTTAGCTGCCTTTCTCCGCGCATCTGGGTCTACAAGAATCTGCAGAGGCTTACGAACAAGATCACCCAACGTGGACTTCTCATCCTCTTGCGTGATCCACTGTCTGATACCACCCTGTGGCCCTATAACAGGACCCGAAGTTTCACCTTGATTGGTCACTGGAGATCTAGGGGTTGCTCCTATGGATTGCTCGTACATCTCTGGGGTCACAGGCGCAGGTAGTGCCCTAGCTACGCCGGGGTTTCCCTGATAAAGCTCATCAAAAGAGTTGTAGGTGCGATCCAGCTTGTTAAGCTCCTGTAGGCGCTCTGTGCGTAGCCGGACATAATCATCGAGCTTGGCCATCGCATTATTGAGCATCTCGGGATCATCACGGCGCGAACGCTCCACCACCATGCGCTGCAACTCCATGACTTCTTCCATCAACCTTGCGACTTCTTTCGGGTCCATTATCTCCCCCCTCCCAGCGCCTGACGCAGTAGGGCCTGCTCCTCCTCGTTCATATCCTCAAGAACGGGAGAAGGCTCAAACGAAGAGAACGGTACCGCTCCTTCACTCGCCGCTAGGTTGCCATATTGGTAGGTCGCTGCGCTCCACGGTGTACCTGCAATCTGCATTCCTGACAATTCTGATTGCACCACCTGTGTCGGATCTTCGCCACGAGCGATCATAGTCAAGACCTTTTGCAGAGCCCGGACGTTCGCTCTCAGCTTCTCTTCATCCGTAGCAGTCCACTGTTTCGCAGGTCTTCTCAGGAAGAGTTTCAGTGCGTCTGTCTTTTCAAGACCCGTGTACGCTGCTCCAGTGGTCAGCCTCAACCACGCCTCCGCGAGTACCTCGGCTGAACGCACCATAGTTCTGTCTTCCGGCTCCTGCCTGCTGCTTGCGATCATCGGCAAGACACCGAAGAGCGAAGATGCGCCACTTCCCATCCTAGCCACATTGGATTGTACGGCATCTAAGAAACTGAAGTCGCCATCATAATCATGCACGGTATCGAAGTGACCTCCTCCTTCGGCCATACCCAAGAATGTCTCCGCCTTAAACCGCTGTTCTGGAGGTGCTTGGGACCCTTCGTCCTCTACTTCAGGTATCTCATAAAGTCTGCCACCCGGTTGCCAGGTAATGCCATCAAACGAGTGCTCCGTAACACCTTCGTTCTCTCTTACGTCTGCCGGTCTGCCATCAGGAGCAAATCCCGGCTTTGGTGTCTTAATGCCTCCACTTGTACTTGTAGGAGCGTCGGGTTCCACCTCTCCCAACACACCGACTCGCTCACCAGTCAACTCATTAAAGAGTACATGCTCTACCTTTCCGGTGTCTGGATCATATACCTCTTTTGTAATTGTCTTGGGTGCAGTAGTTCCTGCACCAGATGCTCTGTCCTGACTATCCTGAAGTAGCCGGATAAGATTCTGGGCGAGCCCGACATCCTCGGCCTGCATCGCCAACGCAATCATCTCCTGAAGGTCCTCGACGCTGAGTTCACCTTCCGCCCTGAGTATCTGTGCTATCTGGTCTCTCAGTGAGGTAGTGCGATCCTCTTGGGCTCCTTCAAGTGCCCGAGCGTCTGCTGCTTGTCCAAACTGCTCTGCCCCTTCAAATCCTCCAGCCAAACTTGTGAAAGCGTTAGGTGCACGGTTGGATGGAGACACCTGTGCGCCACGCATCATGCCGATACCCATGCCCTGCATACGAGGGAACGCTCGTTGCCAGTTGGTTGGCCCACCACCAGCAGGAGCCGCTGCACCCGCAGCCGGGGCCACTACTGGAGGCGCCTGCTGTACGGGTTGTGTAGGTGCTTGTTGCATCGGTGCGCTGGGCATGAGGCGTCTCTCCATCTGCTGCTTTTGGCGAGCCTGATCTTGCATCCCAGCCATCATAGCACGGTACTTGGCTCCGCTATCGCGTCCCATGCCGGTGATCGTGGTACGGCCCGCACCCCCTCGGGGAGCTAGGCTGTTGATATACGAACTCATTACGTCTCTGAAGGCCATTATCCTCTTCTCCCTCCGTATATACCCATCCCCTGACGTTGTTTTTGCTGCCAGTCCTCCCACTCATAGGGAGATGGATTATTCTGTACAGCTTGTTGGGAGAACCCGAGATTGGCGCTCGGGGCTTGGAATCCACCTAGGCTCATCCCAGCTTTGGTAAGTACGTCCCAGTCTAATTGCCTAGGTTCTGGAGGCTCTGCAAGCTCTGGGATCTGGTTGCTGTGAAGTTGCTGGGACAAAAGTCCGTGCATACGCCCAGCAGGCTCTCCCAGTGCGGGTGCAGTCATATCCAGAACAGGGCGGTTTCCTATACCAACACCTGGGGACATCGGTTGTGCGTCCCTAAAGGGATTGAACTCTCTTTGGCCATACGCCGGTAGATCGTGTGTTGGATAATGTGGCATGATTAACCCATTGGATTCATAAAGGAGCCAACCGTACCTGCCGCGCCCAGTAGTCCACCAGCGATCTGGCCAAACATCGAAGGCTTACGCTGATACTGTTGCATCTGAGCCATAGGCTGCATCGCTTGTAGCATCGCAAGCTCTTCCGCTCCACCCTCTTGGCCACGCAGCCACTGATCGTAATCCGCAATCGCCTGCTGTTGTCTCGCCTGCTGCTGTGCTTGGCCCATCGCACCCAACTGTCCAGCCGCACCAAACGTGGCCGCTTGCTCCATGCCACCAATACCTGCCAACTGTTGAGCAGCCTGCATCTGCTGTTGCCTGAATCGAGATGCCTCGTCCATGCCCATGCCCTGAGCCTGTAGACCCATCTGTGCGAGTCCCTGTCTGCGAGCGAACTCGTTTTGTACCTGTTGCTGGGCTGCTTCCTGACCAAACCCAGCCAGACCCCGACGCCTTGCAGACTCAAGCGCAGCCTGTTGCGCTGCTGCACCAGCACCGAGTTGTTGCGTCTGCTGTAGTCTCTGAAGATCAAGTTGAGCCTGTTGCCCACGACGGCCAGCTTCCAGTTGCGCTGCTTGACCACCCGTCTGTAGTTGCGCCTGCTGGTTCGCAAGTGCAGCCTGCATATCCAGTTCCGCTTGTCTCTGATCTGCACCAACCCCAAGCCTCTGAGTCTGCATCCCGCCTTCGATACCAGCCTGATACTGAGCGAGCGCGGCCTGTTGTGCGCGAGAAGCCTGTGACTCAGCCCTCTGCGCTTCTAGGCCCTGCGCTGCCAGACCAGTTTGGACGCCCAACTGCTGCGTCTGCTGTTGGCCTTGGAGCTTCAGTCTTGCCTGCTCAATTTGCCTCTGCGCTTCTAGTTGCTGGGATTGACTACCTGTCTGTAGAGCAGCCTGTTGGTTCGCTAACGCAGCCTGCATATCCATCTCTGCGTTTCTCATCGCAGCCTGCTGACCTAACTGCTGGGTCTGGAGGCCGTACCGTCCACCTAATTCTTGACCAGCCAACCCAGCCTGTTGTACCCTCGCTGCATTCGCTTCCAAGCGTTGTGCTTCTAGTTGCTGCGCCTGCAAACCAGCCTGCATCCCTAACTCGGCACCCCGTATTCCACCCTGCTGGGTAAGCTGTTGGGTTTGCATTCCTGCTTGGACACCCAACTGCTGCTGTGCAAGTCCTGCTTGCTGTGCCCGTGCCGCCCTATCACCCACCCTCTGGGCTTCAAGTTGTTGTGCTTGCAAGGCACCTTGTGTCCCCAACTGCTGTGCTTGCATACCAGCGGCTTGTTGACGCTGTAGGTCTGCTTCCATTCTGTCTGCCGCATCAGTGTAGCCTTTTCTGCGTATATCAGCGATGCGAGCGAGCATGGCTGTTTCTTGCTCTGCGCGTGGGATATCGCCTCTGGTGCCCCAAGCCTTGGACTCCGCTCTACGAGCTTGTTCTGCGTTCTGCGCCCTCGCGTAGTCCAACCGTGCAGCATCTTGTTGAGCCTGAACTCCACCCACATCCATGTAGGCACCCAAGTCTCCACCAAGGAACGTGGCACCCGTAAACGCATCTTGCCCACCCTTGCCCAACCTTGTGGCATCCGTGATTGCTGATGTTGCGGCAGTACCCAACTCTGCCTCTGACCACCCTTTGTAGAGTGGATCAATGGTCACATCTGTGGGCGCAGATATCGTATCGAAGCCAGCACCTGCCGCTGTTTTTACCGCATCTGGCGTTATTATGCCGCCGCCTGTAGCACCTGCCTTCCCTACTTCCGTAGGCCCGTATGCTGTTTTGGCTGTCAGTGTGGGATCTGTGACCTTGGAAACATCAAGCCAATCCGCATCGCCAGTTTGTGCGACAGTTTCAAGACCTTTCCACGGTGCCGCATCTTTGTCCCAAACCGCACCACCAATAGTGGGATCGGTAATCCCCCAGCCTTCACGGAATTGTTGTCCAGTAATGGGTTCGCCAGTGGTAGGATCTGTACGTCCTAGAATGTCGGTGATCGCGGTGGGGTCGGTGACACCCATCGCCTTCTCGCCCCAGCCTTCATAGAGTTCACCAGTGGTGGGATCTGTATAGCGTTTAGAGTCTGTGGCCGCTCCCAGTACATCCCCTGCACCTACTGCATCATATTCTGGAGCGTAAGTGCCCTCCTCGACAATTCTTTCACCAGTCTCAGGGTCATACGAGACTTGTTGCCACGGAGATAGCGCGTCGATTTCAGTTTGTCCGGCAGTTGGCGCGGTGCCCGTTCCTGCCTCGGTCTGCTCCTGCCAGCCTGGTGGAACGTAGCCTGCCGCACCTCTAGTCCCTTCTCCTGGCAAGAACGCTCCTGTTCCTGCGGCCCCTGCTATACCATGCCATCCTGGGGCCACATATCCTTTGGCTGCTGGATCACCACCAGTACCCTGCAGGAACTGATTGTAGGCAGGATCACCTGTTCTTCCTTGCTCAAGCAACATGCGGCGTGTGGCCGTTCTAGCATCTTCGATCTCGCCTATACCAACACCTGCGGTGGGACGGCTCAGATCGGTCTGAAGCAGTCCACCACCTGTCGAGGGCGTATAACCTATGTCTGTAGGATCACCACCTCGCGCTGCATAAGCAGCGGCAGATTCGCCGGTCGGTAGGTTCTGGGCACCGAATGGCGGCTGCGGGGTGTCCCATATATTCTGCTCGTATGGAGGTCTTTCCCCTTCTGTATATCCGACACCCCACGGGTCCCACGGACCCATCCAGTCAGTGCCACCTTGCCCTGGCTGTGCGATGTGCCTCTCGTCTAATCCCGGGAGGCTCGTTGTAGCATCTATATCAGGTATCTCGCGTACTTCTGTACCTGCGTATCCTGATGGCCTCGCAACTTGGGTGCGGTACATATCCGCAGATGGTTCGCCTTGTACCCCCCCCATTCTTTGCTGCACCTCATAAGCCGAACTTTGCCAAGATGTCGGGTCATTGGGATCTTGGCTGGGATCGAAAGGGTCATAAGCAAGGTCTGTCAAATCCTCCATAGACCTTTCATAGCTCCCATCGCTACCACCAAAGCCAGGGGTAGTATAGCCACCCCCTCCACCACCCCAAGCTGGGCTACCGAGTCCACCTTCTGGTAGGTATGGTGGTCTTCCCTGAGCAAACCGAGGTTGCTGATAACCAGGCTGGAAGTATTCACCTGGCTGATAACCAGATTGGCCATATTGGAAATTAGACTGCGGAGCATCTACTGGACGCCGGTAGTCTTGGAAGCCTAGGCTTTGCAAGCCATAGGCACCCTTACCAAGTATCCTGTCTGCCAGATATTGCTGACCAGTCTGTTGCATCCCAGTGAGACCGGGCACCATCTGGCTTCCGTAGCCGTATTCCTGCTGGAACGGTTGTCCTGCTGCAAAGCGTTCTGCGTTCTGCCACAGATGTTCCTGCCTACGCTGGGTCGCAGGATCAGCCGCTGTTTTGCCTGTTACTTCTAGGCTTGGTCCTGATCCCATGTTAGTCCCCTATATCCTTAATCATCACGACATTCTTGTAGTCGTACCCGTATGTACGAAGAACTCTTTTCCAGCCTTTGCGTCCCACCACCTCAATGCCACTACACCCGTTCTGCTCTGCGTGGAAGTCTGCTCCTGCGAGTACCCCTTCGATGCTGGCGTCCATGTCTCCACCGACAAGCCAGATCTGGAGCAGTCTCCTGCGAGGATACTCCTGCACAGTGAATATGGCCACTCCACTTTTGAGTGGGTAGAAGATCGCTTTCTTTGTCTTAATGTTCTCAAATACATCATCAATCGTGTGTAGATCACCGCTACGATGGAGTGCTTTAATAAGGAGCGGCTTGCTCTTTTCCCACCAGTATTGGAATCTCTCATTATCGACATCCACTATAGGGCGGTAGTGCCCAAGTTACCCGAGTTGTCCACCGTGACGGAGTACCTGTTGCCGTTGGGCGCAACTAATATTAACCGCTCGTTATTGGCTAGGTCTACGTCCTCAAAATGCTTGAAATTCGACTTATCTGCGTCCTCTAGATCGACCGTGCGGCTCACCTCGTACTTGAGCCAGTGCTTCATGTCAGGCACATAGCTAGAAGCCTGTGGATCGAACTTTTTAGGAGGCGAGCCTAGACGTAGGCGCATTACCCGTGACGGTGCAGATATGCTCATCGTCTTGCACCCGGCTGCATCTCAAGGCGTGGTACGCCCAGACGCCATGAATTAGCCGACTCTGATGTACACTTCATTCTCGCTGTGCGTCCTGTAAAACGGACAGAGGTGGGTGCGGCCATATCATACGGCCCGTGGGTAACGTCTTCATCAGTCGGGTACAGTTTTGTAAAAAACGTGGTCTTGATGTCGCCCAAGGTGGTCACATCGGGTATCAGGCTCGTAGCAGACAGAATCCTGTTCCCGTCACCTAACTGGATCGGCCCAGATTCTACATAAGGCACTAGAGCCGTCTTATAGCTGACGGTAACTGGGGTGACAGTACGATCTATCTCATTGATATCTTCGTAGGTTCCACCTATCTCCTGCTCGTATGGGTTTCCTGCCGCATCGAACAGAATCGGTTGTTGGAATATGCCACGCGATGTGGTCGCGGTACGGGCTAATGTCCCTACGGACCAGTGATCTTCCAGATAGTTGTAGGCCACATAGGAATCAATTTCGATATCTGATGGGTAGAACCATACCATCTCATGGAATAGCGTGTTGTGCCACACTACGACCTTGGACGCCTGGGATTCGTTCATCTGTGTGACGATATAGTCCTCTACATCACACGCAATCGTGGTCACATAACCATCGTATTTAAAGAAGCCCTGTGCGCTTCTGCCCATCCAGTATGCGGTGTTACCAGCCACACCCACAGCGTTGATGCAGACGGGTCCACAGTTGTCTCCTACACGATCAAACTGATACGCATAAGGTAGACCAACGAACGTAGCCGTGTGTGCGTCATCGGTAGTAAAGATCAGCACCTGACCACGCACCTTCACCGCGCCCAGCAGATCACCCCTGGTTTCTAGAACCTGATCGCCAGCCAGATTGGTCGATGTAGCTGTCCAATCAGTATTATCCTCTGAATCCGACCAGAATATCCTGCGCCTGTCTCTGTCTGTATCAACTGGATCGGCTTCCAGTGTGCCGCCGAACACCATGTGGACGCGCTCACTCGTCACGATATTGGCAATCGCATACTCTGGTGAGTTGGAAACCTGTGCCGCTACAGTACCAGTAGGTACACCTGTATTTACAGCCCACTGATAGACCTTACCATCGGTCGGCATAACACCAACCAGATCCTCACCCCATAAGTCTAGGCTCCAGATGTCGCATGGCACTGGAGTACCTAAGTCTGGTCTTGCTTTGCCATATAGCGAATGACCATAAGATGAGTTTCCGTATCCAGTATTGGGGTCAGCATTGATTTTTCCCGCTGTAAAGCCAGCAGGCGTTATGTCATATCTGCTCGCTGCATCATCGTATACATAGAGTTTGCCTGCACTTGCAGCTACCATCCATCTGCGGAACCTGTTGTCCATCCATGTCAGTGCAGTGCGTGGTGGCCCAGTATCAATTGGTGGGTCATCATTACCAATGTTTATCCGTGCTGGATAAGTCGCAAAACCCCACGGAGCCCAGCCGCCGACAGGCCCAAGCCCACCGACAGACCAGCGCATGAGGTCTGCGTCAAACCAACGTCCCCTAGCCTGATAGAGTGTACCGTTCTTCCATAACCCAGGCTGAAATTCAAGAGGGATATACTGCGGCGCAGGCATAGACTAGGTGATGATTCCGTTGTCTGACTTTCTGACCATAAAATGAGGATCAGAAGCATCAAGTTCACCGCTCACGATGTCCACACCGCCAAGTCCAGCAGATACCAGAGCGAATTGTATGCGCTCCTGAATCTCCTTGGACTGCGCGAACAGCGTAGCAAACAGTTGTGCCTGATCTGGCGACAAGATGATACGCTCCTCTTCTGGGATAGCACCGTTGGTGGGTACAATGAGATCCGCACCTTCGACTGCTGGTCCGTTGTCCTTCTTAGCCATTTCCTGACCTTTCTTTGAGGTTAATAATTTCGACTTCAGTTTTCGTAATTCTCTGCCCATGCTCATCTACCTTCTCGTCTAAACGATTACAGATTCGTTCAATAGATTGGATGCTCTGACGGGCACCGTTGAGTCCAGCCCTCACCCCACCGTATGCCGCGCCTGCGGCGAGTGGTGCAGCGAGAAAAGATAATAACGTAGCCACGGCCTCAACCTCCATCACCTTCGTTCCAAGGAAGCTCGTCGCCTCGCATCGTTTCGTGAGTAGGCGTGACCTCTTCGGCTATTTGTGCTGCGAGCGAGCTTTCCATCTGCTCTATACGCTCCTCGCCCAAATCCTCTTCCACCCAACCTTCGACATCAGATTGAGTTAGATCAGCGTAGGAAATCCAGGGATCGCCTTCCTCCCATGTCACGCTTGAGGTGCCGATAGTTGAAGTCTCATGTGGTGGATCTTCCTCATCCGTAGCTGAATACCGCCAGTGTATGGTCATCACGATGTCTGTGTGAGATTCGGCGTCTGGCCCTAATTCCACGTCGAGCGCAGAGAAGCTCCAGGAATACGATATGCTCATGGTTGTCCTTACGAGTTGTTAGATCACAATGCCGCGAGCGCGGCTTCCAGTGCCTCAATGCGAGCCATAGCCTCACCAAGCGCAATCACGGCCTTAGTGTGGATAACGCTGGTACGCAATCCAAGAAACTCCTCGTCACCGCCACACTCCATGACGAGTCCGCCCATGCCCGCTGCGTGTACGCTCTGAGCACCCCAGCCAAGCAACTCCCTGCCCCCATCCTTCATGCGGTAATTGATTGCGTTCGCGCCCAGCCACTTGATGTCTTCCCACTGGCTGCGAGCAACTAGAATGTCAACTTTTAAGCTCTCGTCGGAAATTTGGCCGTAAGTGCCGTCCACATTTAGCCAATCACCGTCAGAATAGCAGATCGCACGGGTTGCTACGGTGTCCACATACTTAGAGAAATACTGTATGTTATCGGCGGGCGCATATCCCGTGAATTGAACCGAAAAACCATAGGCCGAGCTGCCGTGGGAGTTGGTGAATTTCGCAGCAAGTTTGTCAGTAGCGGCCTGGGTGACTTCTAACGCCTCAGTCACAGAAGTCTGCCCGATACCTACGTTGCCGCCTATGGTGACATCCTGCGACGTATCTATCGTGAGGGCTGTGGTGTCGGCGGTAATAATCTTGAAGCCATGACTCGACCGTGAACCCACGGTGGGAATACCACCGTGAGTTGCCCAGAATCCCAGATATTTCGTGTTATCGGTTATGAACAGGCCACCAGTGCCGCCATCGAGGATAATTGCTTCACCTAAATAGGTGTTGGTTGCTCCACCAATATCCAATAATGTACTTGGGGTGCCAGTTTTAATCCCAATCCGATCATTGCCACCATCGACAAAGAACATATTGGCTTGGCCGTTGCTCTCTATCCTGAAGTCTACGTCGGCAGAATCTTCGTTGAAGATCGCACCGCCATCGAACCTTGAGGTTCCAGCATCCACCCAGAGTGCGTAGTCGTTTATGGCTTCAGTTGCCGCACTCGCGATATAGAGTGATGCACTATTGGTAATTGTCGTGCCAGAACCAACTGTAATGTCACATTCGTTAATCGCTACTTGAGCAACCGTTGTAATGGTATGAGTGGAAGCATCGGTGGTAAGCTGATTCGCAAAATAGCTCTGGTATACTGCACTAGTTGAAGATGGTGATGTAAGCCTGCCGTCCACCCTAAGAGAGTGTGGCGTTGTGCTACCTCCTGTGAAGGCACCACCAAGATTTACTTTCATCCCAGCATTTGCGCTGGTGCCTATCGCGTGAGGTCCGACACTTGAAGTGACGAACGCACCCGTGCTGGTAATGGCTCCGACTCCCAAGGATGACAAAGTGCCGACACTGGTGATGTTGGTCTGGGCTGCCGTGGACAGAGTGCCGACTAGGGCTGTATCTGCCGTGATCGTGCCGCCGTCTATGTTGGAGGAGCCAACGTCGATATTCCCGAATCCGCTTGTGATGGAGCCAGCATTGAGGGCACCTGTTCCAGTGATCGAAGTCGCTACCGCATCATTGAAACCACTGATGTCGATGTTCGCTTTGGTCAGTTTCTTTTGAGCATTAGCTGCATCAACTACAGCAAAGAAATCACCATCGCCATCGCTCGTACTCGTTGCCAGTTCCGACAGATCAGTGTTCACCGTCACATCACCAGTGGTGCCAGAGACATCGATCAACGTCCCTGCTACGACTGAAGTGACCTTGGCGTCTGTGTAGGATGTACTGATAGAAGTCGCTGTCCATGATCCTGTGGCTACCGCGCCCAGAATAGTGATTGCCGTGGAACTACCCACATCCAGCGTTGCGGGATCACCACTGGCATCCCCTATCAATATCTCCCCGTCACCAAGCACTGAGGTCGCTGTGATTGCTCCGGTGCCAGACCCCAAGAGAACGCCACCATCAGTGAACGTGGCTGCTCCGGTTCCACCACGCGCTACCGTTAAGGTTCCAGTCGTTCCGGCTACTATGGGTAATCCAGTGATATTGGTTGCTGTACCACTCGCCGGTGTACCTAACGCTGGAGTTACTAGGGTAGGCGAGTCTGCAAATACTAATGATCCGGTTCCTGTTTCATCTGAAATTACTGTTCTTAGTTCAGCAGAAGTTGTTGCTGCCAATGCTGAAATTTTGCTTGTAGTATAAACACCATTAGTCACGGCTCCTGCTGTTAAACCTGAAGCCGTTCCTGTGACATTTGTCATCACACCACTTGCGGGTGTCCCCAAAGCTGGTGCCACTAAAACCATCCCAGAGGCCATCGTACCCTGAGCCACTTGGGCCGCCGGTAGTGCTGTGGCGTTTGTTAAAACCAACGCTGAAGGAGTACCTAACGCTGGAGTGACCAGGGTAGGTGAGGTGGATAGGACTACACTTCCAGATCCAGTTTTCGATGTTACGCCTGTACCACCTTGATCTACTGCAACGGTAGTACCTTCCCACGTTCCAACAGCTATCACGCCCACCTCGGTTAGCGAACTGGTCACTACAGTGGATTTAAGCTCGGTTCCTGTCAGCGTTCCAGCAGGAGCGGCCACCACTGTGACAGTACCATCAGCAGCCATCGTCGCATCGCCAGAAAGCGCAAATTCGGCTGCGACACCACCCGAACTACCTATCCAGATTTTCGTATCAGCGAGCGGTGATCCAGTGGTATCGTGGGTGTACCATCCCAGTGTACCATCTCCATCGGTTGTCCTCAGAACTTGATTGGTCGCACCAACTGCGGCTGGCAGAGTGAGGGTGTAGGAAGTGTCGATGGTCGCAGCCGCTTGGATCGCGGTATAGTCACCAGTCAACACGCCACTTGCTGATGTACTCGCTGCGTCCCCGAGCCTGATGTCGCCCTGTGCTTCAATCGCTATCAGGTCAACTCCGACATTAGCTAGTGATACAGCAGTACCACCACTAGCGAAAATGGCGTCTATAGAGTCCAGATCGGTGTTGAGCTTGGTGCCCCAGGTGTCGGTAGATCCACCGACTTCAGGTTTCGTAAGCCCAAGATTGGTAGTGGTGGTATCAGCCATGTTTTATCCTAGAGCTACGGATCGCATACGGAGGCCAGAAGCGGTGTGACGCTCCCGTTGTCCCTGCAATCGTAAGTCGTTTAGTGCTTTATCAAGTCTGGATGTCCACATCGGCATCCGATCATCATTCTTCAAGTACGGTTCTGCTTCGACCAGTGCACCAAACAGATAGATGTCAGGGTGGTTGGTCAACAGCCAATTTGTGCCATCTGCCAGTGCTGGTATGCGTGTGTAGTAGATAATAGACGCTGTGTAGGTGTCATCAGGTGATCTGAGTACCTCAAGCTGATTGGCCGACCCACCGATTGTGGTGAAGTATACCGGCCTGCCGGTGCCGGTCATGTATCGCCTTTTCTCCGAGATCTCTTCCGGGGTAAGGTATTCAAGCACAATCACGGGTGTCTGGTCGATCACTATCCTGACGATCTCCAGAGTATCGGTAGGTAGTGTGGTATAGCGGCTAGAGATAGAGAACGAATCGTTCTTCGTAATCATGTCAGGCTGGCGTATCACCCGATTGAAGTTCGCTTCCGCTAGTTCTATGAACTCGGGGATACGATCAGTAAGGTCAGAGCGATCCAGCCAGTTGGCCGTGGCCGTCTGAAGCTCTGCGTAGGTGGTAATCGCCATCAGATTCGTCCCGGCCTGGTTCTGAACACTTTGTTATCTGGATCATTCAACCAGCGTTTAATCACTGCCTGATCCTTGAAGTTGTTCGATGCCTTGGCGAGTTGGTGATAGATGACCATTGGTATAGAGGCCACCTTGTGCGTATCGCCCTTCCAAGATTTACGCTCATCTGCCTGATTGAAAATGCTCTTGTTATGCTCAACAATAGCAGTGACATCCTGAACATTTTCTAGGCTGACATTACCTGTGATATCATCATAATTATACCACTGCGTAATCTTGGTTACCGGGTCATAATCGAGTATGCGTTTCATAGTATGGCACCATCGGGGGCAGGGGCCGAAGCCCCCACCCCACTAGGTGTTTCGGTTATGCTACTGCTTTGATGCCAGCAACAACACCGTGGGCTGCTTCGTTGTTAACCTGAAGCCCCCATTCGATCAACGCCATTCTCTTATCTGCATCCCCAGTTTTGGCAAGATCATCAATCCCATACGGGCGAAGCGTAGCCAGTTTTAATTCATCTGGGTCAATCAAGAAGGCCCAATCGTTATGCGCTGTTCCACCACCCTCATCCTCCACCGTAGTGAAGAAGCGGTTAGGAACAACCGATAGATTACCGAAATCACTGACATAAATGTCAGCAGCACCGATGATCACGGAAGGCGCAGCGCCGTCTACGTTATAGCGGCTTTCAGCGATTCCACTGAATCCACTCACAACAGTCTTGTTGTAAGGTGATACCATCAGCATCGAAGGCTCTCCACCCTGCTCAAAGCAAGATTGCATAGCACTCTTGAGCATGGATTCAAGGAAAGCTGTAGGCGTCCCAAAGGTCTTCCATACTTGGGCTGCACCTGTTGGAGTCGATCCTGTGTAGCTGGGCTTCACAGTGTCATTGACAACAACATTGGTCTTGAGCCAGCATGGGAATCCAGCGGTAACTCTTGCTGTATCGGTAGCACCAACAACAGCACCAACCCCGTTCAGCAAGCAAGCCTTTTCAACATTACGCTTTAGCTCTTTTGCTGCCTTCGCTGCTTGATATCCCACCTCTGAAGAACGACCAGCTTTGGTAACTCTCTGCTCAGTTCCTGAGATGATGAAATCACGCATATTGATCTGACAATAATTCCCAAGTCTTACGGTCGGTGTAACTGCCGTAAACGATGCCAGATTTGATCCTTCCTCAACTGGTGTGGCACTTGCAGCACTCAGGCTGTCAGTTTGCCACTCATAGTATGTGTTCTCTGCACTACGGCTGCCGATGTTGCTCTGGAAGGGAGTAGCTGTCGGAGAAATATCCGCGATCAGGTCGCTGAGATCTTCTCTTATCCCTTTGGCTTGGTAGGTTTCGAACGTGTTAGCTATAACTGCCATAATTTAACTTTTAGTTAGTCCGTAAGCATTGCACCTAACAAGGCTGCAGCATCGTCCACCTTGCCGGTGTCTCTCAGCTTTTGCCTCATAGCTTTCTGCTTACGGGAGCGCGTTCTACGGGAAGTCTCCTTGTTCCCTGGTGTTGCGCTGCCGATTTTAGATTTAGCGGTCGTAACCTTCTTGCCGTTGACCAGTTCGTTGTAGCGCCAAGCATCGCGTAACACGACCAACGCCCGATGATCAAATAGCTGGGCGAGTTCTTGGTCGCTGTATCCAACCCACTTTCCGTGCTCAAGCATCTTACGCTGTTCATTGGCCTGAAGGTCTACATCCGACCATTCCGGTATTTTTTCCAGCACGATAGTGCGTTCGCCAGCGAGACGCCTCTGCATGTCCTCTTGAGCTTGCTGCTGCTGGACCTGCATCATCCGCTGCTGTTCTACTTGCACCGCCTGCACCTGTTCCTGCCGGTCCCTCTCAAGCACCTTCAGCTTGAGGAATTGAACCGGGTCCTCTCTTTCGAGACGATCCCAGTCAAAATCGGGTGGCTGGGCTGCAGACTCCATCTGCTGCCGGAGTTGTTCAAGCACACCGCTGTATTCCTGACGCTCTTGCATCAGTGCATTTTGATGGGCACCGAAGGCTTCCACTTGCTGCTGGAACTGTGCCTTCTCCTCCCCTAACGCTGCGCTCTTCTTTGTGAATGTCGCTGTCCGATGGTATCCAGAGATGAGTTCATCCAGCGGGACTTCCATGTCTTCGCCATCTACTGTGATGCGGTAGACTGGGGCATCGCTGTCGAGTTGTTCTTCTTCCGGTCCTTCATCGTCCTGCTCATCCACCACCGAGTCATCGGCTAACTCGATATCCTGCTGCTCTTCAATTTCATCTGAAGAATCTGGCGAGGGTTGCTCTTCCGTAGAAGAATCCTGTTCAGGGTGCTCTTCAGGCCCGACGAGCATTTCATTTAAGGCGTCGTGGATTTCTCCAGTTGTACGTCTGCGACCACCCTCTACTGGGGCAGTTACGGTCGTTTCACTCACTACTTTCTCCGTTTCTTAGATGTGCGTGTTTTCTCCATTGTCCAGTTGGCTACATGGGTACGCAACCCACGCACAACCTCATCCAGTCCACGAGACTGCATGAAAAGATCCTCACGCATACCCTTATCATTTAACTTGGTGAGGTGCCATTGGGCAACAATCTGTTCTCTTACGCCCGACACGACCGAGGTAAATACTTCATCCTCCAGTATCTCTTTCGCCCGCCGACCACGCTGTTCAGTTGTGAGATCCATTTATTTTTTTCTCTTTCTTTGGCCGTGTGAGCCTACGTTTATTTTCAGTGCCCGCAGGTGGCGTATGGCTTTTGCCACCGATGTGTGATTCTTGAGTGTGTGCCACGCGCTGCCCCGCTGTACCTCGACCTTGGTTCCACGGCGACGGTACGGCATCAGCGTCTGCTCACTGATACACCGCGCCTTCTGAGTTCAGGTTCTATTTCCGAAAAAACTTTTTTAATTCCCTTTCCCATCGCTTTCTGGCGAGTAGTCTGGTGGGAGCGTGGACGTTCAAGGTACACCACCTCATCACAAGGCTTGCCTGCATTGCTGTTCATCCATTTACGCAATCCGTGTGCAGCCACGCACCCCTCGATTAGATAGGAGTCCTCGTCCATCCATGATGCTACACGAGATGTTCCCCTGCTGAAACTTTTTTCGTTTCTCACATCATCCGTGCATCTAGGCTTTCGACCCATCCGAGCCGCAATTGTAGACTTCCCAGTCTTTGGTGCTCCTACGATTACGGTTCTCTTCGCCATCTGGTTTCCTGAAGTACGGGTGGGCCATCAAGATTTCACCGCAGAAGACGCAGGTCAACCACTCTGATGTCATTTCCTGATATTGGCCGCAGGTGTCGCAATTTACATGACCCATAATCGCATCCTCCCAAGAGCAAGCGTATGTAGTTCATGTAGTATATTC